ACTTATCTGTTGACATCTTTCTATACGTCTTACCCACTTCTCTATCTCCTATTTATATGGTTACTTGTTGGAAGTTATAGTCGAATTTCTCGTCAGCATATATCTTGACACGTTCTCTCCAATGTTTAAGCCCATAGTTATCTCGTTTTTTCCAATGTAAGTCATCAACTATATCGTACAGTACTGCTTGGTTGTTCTTATCATCCAATCTTAGTATTCTACCAATAGATTGTAAGTTTCTAATCTTAGCCTTGTACGGGTGTGCAAATATTAATGATTGCAAATTTTTTATATTAACACCCGTTGATAGAACACCAGATGATGCAATTATGATAGCATCTTCTTCACCCTCTGTTGCTTGTCTAATTTCTTCTCTTTGTTCAACATCAGTTTCACCAGCTATAAAAAATACTCGTCTGGTAGATACTTTATCTAATAACATTCTCATTAAAACTTTACCGTGCTTCTCTACATAATTAAATAGAACTAATGTGTTTCCTTTCTGATCCAATGCAAGATTACAAATAAAGTTATTTCGTTTTGTATGTGATACAAGAAAATCTATTTCTTCTTTATATGTAGATTTCTTTTGTGAATCTCTTTCTGCATCAGGATACTGCATCAATAAACATTGTATCTTTAAATCAGATATATGTTTGTCTTTCATCAACTGTTTAGATGTTACAGCCTTATAGACTTGTCCAAACAATCCTTCCAGAACAAATTGATGTGTCTTGGATTCAGTCAATGTACCAGTAGTTCCAAATCTATATCGACAACTCACCATCTTTTCAAGAATACCTTTTAATGAGTTTGCATTACAAAGATGTGCTTCATCACCAACTACCATACCAAACTGTTTAAAGTATGGAGCTGGTAGTCTAAACAATGATTGCCATGTAGAAATTACAATCTGTTTATCTGTTTTCTTATCTCTACCAGAATATATCATATGACATTGACCCTTACCATCCCACTTATCATGTGTTGAATAGTCTAGGAAGTCATTATACATCTGTGTCACTAGATTGGTTGTTGGCACAAGTATCAGTATCTTATCTTTATCCAAGAAGTTCTGATGCCATCTTATTAAAGAGTATATGACCAAACTTTTTCCAGAAGATGTTGGTGAAAGCAAAAGAGCTCTCTCTTTCTTTACACAATGTGTAAAAGACTGTATTTGATAATCTCTAGGTATGATCGGCTTATTCTTACAATGAAGATTAAGTGCCTTAAAGAAGTCGTTGATGTTCTCATCAGACAAACCAGATGTAACACTAACAACATCACTCTTAACTGGATAATGTCGTTGCATGGCGAACTTCATAAGATGATCGTATAGACCAGTATAAAGTTGTTGCGTTTTAATATTGAATAAACGAATCTTGCCATCCCATATCTTGTTTCGATACTGTGGCATAAATTGAAAGCCTGGGACTTGAAATGAGAAAAACTCATTCAGTTCTTGAGCAACGTGTCTTTCACAGGAAATCATTAAAAATGTTTCATTCTGTTTTCCAACAGTTATCATAATTAAAAAGCACCACCCATAAACTTCTGGTGTTCAAGTGCGTTCTTTATATTAAAAGATTTATTCTGCATTACTTTTCCAGCTTCTACTACCAATTTAAGTTTCTCTGTTTGTGCTATGATTCTATCACGAACTTCATTTAATATAAGATCAGAATCAAGATATATATTAATATCTGCTTTTAAAACTTTGTGGTCAAATGGTTCTTTATCATATACAGCTGGGTCTGCCTTTCCCATATAATATGTCCAACGATTAAATCTCGCAACATTATATTCTTTCTCAAGAAATCGTAAACGCAAAGCTTCGTCATGTGCCATTTGTTGATACTTGACTGCTTGTTCAGGAATCTTGAGCGACTCAACATCCAGTTGAGTTTGGTCAATCTTTTTATCTTTTTCTAATTGGATTTTTATATCATCAATTTTCATGTAACTATAATAACATAATAGAAATAGAAATACAAGGAAGAAGTTTAGCCGATCTTTGCGATGTTAAACATTCCTTTAAAATTGAATGTAGCATCAACAACTATGGGATCAAGTGCTGAAACAGTAGTATCAAATTGCATAGCACTAAGAGATGTCGGATATACATCATTAAATGTAAATTGATAATTGGGGTTAGATTTATTTGTTTGTACAAAAACATTCATATCAGAAAACATGCTCGCATATTCTGAAGCCTGTGAGGCATCTTGTAATGTTTTGAATTGGTCATACTCTCTAGGAAAACCAAGAGCTGTCATCCATGTATATACTTCTTGATAATTTTTCAAATCTTCGTCAACAATAAAAGATAAATTAACAGATTCAAATGAAAGAGTATCACCTTCAACAGGCATATTCATAAACGGCATGGGTTGAAATGCTTCTCCAAGAATAACAGCTGGTATGCCAACTCTCTGACAAAAATATTCAACACCAGGTAAACGTGAGAAATTAATTTCAAAACTAACAACATTTAATTGATTAATGTTTGTTGGTTGTGTATCTGTAAGTCTACTCATTTATTTTCTCTTTAAGCATTTCAACATCTTTAATATCTTCTTCTTTTATATCTTCTATATTTATATCTTTAGATACAGCCATCTTACGTTTATACCATAAAAAGGCTTCTTTGATTTGTTCTGCTTTATCTTTTACATCCATTTTATTTCTCCATTTTTGAGTCGGTGTAGATGATAAGCTATCGTGAGATTATAGTAATTATCATCTACACCATATATTCAAAAACAGAATCTTTAGATCCTGTATAGTATTTATACTACTTGAACCAAGCACGACATAAGAATAATAACATAAAGAAATCCCCAATACAAGGAAAAAGTTAAGAATACTTGATACCAGCTCTATTCAATTCTTGACGATTAAACATATGTTCCTTGTGTATATCAGTTTTAGACTGTCCATGATACTCAACTGCCATATGTTGTTCAACCATCAGCTGGTTAATATTCACACCATCAACAATAATCTCTCCGAGTATTCTACCAAACTTTCCCTTCTTATCCAAGTGAGTTCTTAAAGTAATACATGAACCTTTCTTGCATTGATCTTTCAGAAATTGTCCAGCTAGTTTACCATAAAATTTTTCTTCTTTATCTCTAGTGCGGGATTCAGGAGTATCAATACCATACAATCGTATTCGTTGTTTCACCAATACAATACCAAATCCTAAATCAATATCAACATCTACAGTATCACCATCTACAAATCTTTTTATCTTAGTTTTGTATTCATGCATATCAATTCATTGAACAAGGCATCCAAACATTCTCGTGTTTGTGAAAATGAATATTACCATTACAGCCCAACCATTCTGATGCTTTAAGTGCTTCAGCTGGTGTCTTGTATGTATGTGCAAAAATATCTCTTGAGTTAATAACACCTTCAGGAGCCTTTGGTGTTTTATGTGGTGCATCAAAATCTTTTGCATTTGATTGGATAAAACTACCTAACATTTCATAGAATACTTCTTTACCACCATAACCTTCAAGGCGAGCAATTTCTTTGTTATCCCATATAACAAATGTTGGTGTTGCAACAATAGGTTTTAATCTTTTATCTTCAAATGCACGACCAACCCATTCAGGCATTTCTTGATTAATTTGAATTACTTTAAGAGGAAGTATTTTAGAATATTCTGTATTATCATATGTTGGTGCAACATCATTAAGAAAAGCTTTACAGTAACTACAATGTGGATTACTGAACATCAACAACTCATATGCATATACTGGAAATGCAACCAGTAAAAAAAGAAATGTAAACAATATTTTTTTCATAGCGTTCTCCAAATAAAAAAAGAGGGATAGGGACAAGTCCCCATCCCCCCATTTTAAGTAAACTACTAAATTACATCAAGTTAATAACTTTAACTTTACGATAGTAACTGTTGTTATTTACCGTCGATGTGCTTGGTGTAGCAGCAGAGAACGGATTCGCAACCATACCATATCGAGTTTTGAACGCGATTTTGGGTTGGAAAGTGTTCTCGCCCATAGCACGAACCATTTGTAATGGAACGTATGGACAGTAAAATAATCCAGCATCATAAGGACTAGATCCCTTATAACCCACACATAACATATGCTCTGATTGACCAGAAGCAAGATAGTAAGGATCAACGAAAACTTTCATTCCGTTAACTGTTCCTACCATTGTGTTAGCGTGTGTGTCATTACTGACGTTAGATTGTATTGCCGGAGCATAATCCAAGATACCAGCCATTGCAAGTGCAGAAGCAACATCATTAGTTGTAATGATGAAGTTTCCTTTGCCTCGGCGAGTAGAAACAGAGATCGCATTTGCTTCTCTCTCTACTTGATACATTAGACCTTTGAATTTTTCAACCATCCACCGACCGTTAGAGTCAGTATTAAGATCGAAAACACCAGCAGTTGTTGTTTCAGCAGCTGCACCACGCAGTGCTGTTCGATAAATTGTACGAATAACTTCTCTGTTGATTTCAGAAAGAATCTCAGTAGAAAGAATATTCGCCAGTTCTGTTTCAGCATCCAAACCGTGAACGGCTTTTAGATCCTGAGCAAGTTCTGTTGAGTACTCTGCTTTGAGAGCTCTGGTAACCGCAGTTACAGAAGTTTTTTCAATGGTGAAAGCCATTGCGCTTAATGGATTAGTTCCATCACCCATTGCTTCACCATATGCCGTAGTTGTACCAGTTGCGCCAGTCCACGGAAATGTTTGTGGAGATGATGCATCATCAAACGGGTTAGCATCGTCAGCATCAGATGTCGTGGTATGTGTACCCGTACCAGATGCAGAATGCCGTGTGTCTGCTTCATCAAACAGAGCTTCGGCTCCACCCTGTGTTGAATATTTTGATTTCATAGCAAAGATCAATCCCGTAGGACCGGTCATTGGTTGTACACCACAAACGTCATAAGCGATCATTTGAGGCATTGCTCTACGAACTAGAGAGATCAAAATCGGATCCCATTTAGCAACTCCACCCGTGTCACCCATAGCTCCTACAGAGTTTGCAGGTGCTGCTTCGTTCAAGAATTTCTCTTGATTCTCAAGCAACCTACGAGTAACATCTCTCTTATAGGTATCTGTGATTTCAGGCAGATCAGGGTGTTCCATTACTGGAGCCCATTTTTCTTTAATATCTTCAGCCATATACATTTGTACTTCTCCTTTAATTATTAATTTAAAATTTTAAAACTTAACAAACTTCATTTCACTTTATCCATATATTTAAAATAAGGTTACTTAGATTTATTTAAATGAGTAATAGCAGCCATAACACTATCCATTCGATCTTCACCTGCTCCATCGGTTACTTTTTTATTTGTAGCTGCTGTTGCCTTATTGTCATCCAGTTTCTTTTCTGATTTAAAGTAACTGTTTTTAATGATATTCAGTTTTTCTTTGTACTGTTCATCTGATTCGTAATCAACATCTTCAGTCAATTCTTTCATTTTTTCAATGTCAGTATCAACCATGCCTTCTACGATATCCCGGAATGCGTCTTTAGCTCTATAAGTATTTAAATCTTTCACAATATCCATATGCTTCTGAGTTGACTCGTCAAGTTTAGTTTCCAGTTCGGCAACTTCTTGTACAAGACTCTCAAAGACATCTTCCTTCTCTGCTGGAACATCAATGTAATGTTCCTCAAACAACTTCTTCAAACCAGAAATAAAGCTCTCTGTGACTTCGTTGCGAACACCTTGTTCAACAGCGAGTTTATTTTCTTCCATCCATTCTTTTACAACATAATTCATATATTCATCCATCTTGTCTGTCATCTCTTTCTGGATGCTTTCTGTTTTTTCTTCCATATCTTTCTTAGATTCTTCCCTGACTTGCTTGCGAATCTTAGCAATCTTAGACTTAACAGCAGCTTCAAAAATTGTAGCAGCCTTTATCTTAAATTCCTCAGAAAGTTCTTCTCCATCAATCAATGCAGAAACATCTTCAGAAACATCAATCTCTAATTCTTCCTTCTTGGCTTTAGACTCATCTTTATCTTCGTCATCATCTTCGTCATCATCATCTTTGTCTTTATCCAACCAAGGTGGTTTGCCTTCTTTTTTAGACTTAGATTCTTTCTTAGATTCCATCTCATCCTCATCATCCTCATCATCTTCGTCATCATCTTCTTCTTTTTTTGCTTTAGCTTCTTGTTTTGCAGAAGCTTTAGACTTTTTATTTTTAGGATCAGATGCTTTCTTTGTTCCATCTTCTCCATCAGGTTCAGAATCTTTTCGTCCTTCTTCGTCATCCCCTAAATCAGGTAGACCTAATTCTTTATTAGCACTTTTCGCTTCTTCCATATCAACCTCTTCAAGTTTTCCATCATCTGTGAGTGTTTCTTTCTTTGCCATTTTTAATCTCCTAAAAGTAATTTGTTTCGTATAATATTTATAATACTATAGATTTTGAAGAAATTTGGTGAAAACTTCTAGTTTTTTCTGTT